GCCAGCCATTCGATCTTGCGCCCCGTCTCCATTGCGTGGCGGCGCAGCCGGGCGTGGGTGTCCCAGTCCACCATCACAACCGTTGACCGCCGGCCATTCTTACCGAGCGAAACCGCTTTCACCTCAGGCTGCGGCTCAACGCTGGTGATGGGAACGAAGTGTTTCATCCAGCCGACGGAAGGCTTTGCCTGTAGGGCAGTTTGATGGCGGGGAAAACTCATACGCTCAGTTGAGTATCAGCCGGCCGGTTTCCACTTCGGACAGGAGTTTTCCGACGGCGAGCCGGATAAAAGTCGCCCGGTTCCCGCCCAGCCTTGGCGCGGCCTCGTCCATTCCGAGAATCGTGTGCGCATCAAACCGAACCGGAATCGGCGTCGTTTTCGGTCGTTTTGCTTTGAGAGTCGTGCGTGACATCGGGGAGACTGTATATCACTGATATACGAACGTCAACAGAAAAAGAGCGCGAAAAGTGAAAATGTCTGAAATTCTTTTCGTTTGGCTATTACGAAGCCCATCCCAGTCCGGCTTGATCCAGACGTTATTGACGCCCTGGACGACGCATCATCTGCACTGGGAACGAACCGCGCCGCGCTAGTTCGGCATTTGGTGAACACTTTCCTGAAGTTCTACCAGGCCGGAAAAGGCCCTCTGCCCGCCGACTGGAAACGGATGCTTTCCGAATGCGAGCGATCATCTGGCCCGCGCGAGGACACGCCCGCGGTGCGTTACGGAGAGCACCAGGCGCAAGCATCCTTTGCCGCCGAGCGGCCTAGTTCCGGTCGTGAGCGCCCCGCAAAGGGCAAACCGGATGCCCGCAACATTCTTGCTCCCCGCACTGGGAGCACACCGTAAGCTCCGCGCGCAAGCGTGCCGCCAGCCGTTCGTGCCGGCCGGCTTCCTGTGCCCGCTCGTCGCGGGTCAATGGTGAGTTGCCCTCTGAAGAATCCACGGCCAGGATTTTGCCACGGCTCCGCGCGGGCGCAAGGGCGGGAATGCGAATCGCGCAGAGGCGCGGAGCACGCGGAGAAAGGCAAGGGGTGGTTTCGTCTTCCCAGGTTCCTCTCTGCGCCCTCCGCGCCTCTGCGCGAACAACCCTCGCGGAAGGCGTTTCCGGGTAACGTGACGATGCGCGGGCGGCTGGTAGTGTCTCCGCGTGAGCACACCCCAGCTTTCTTGCCGTCCCCACGCTCCACTCCGCGCCACTGCTCCGCAGCCGCGGAGGGGGACGGCTTTTGCCTTGGCCGCGTTTCATAACCGCCGGGCCGGCGGCGCTCAGGGCGGCTGCGCAAATGCGTCAACGGGCACGCGGCAAACGGCTTGACCTGCCCGACAGCACCCACCCGGCCAACCTTCCCCCCCCCATGAACGAAAACTCCACCACCAACGCCGTCGCCGGCGCCATTGCGCGGCACACTGCGGGCGCCATCGGCGTCGGCACGGCGGTCAGTTCGCACGATGAAATCATGCAACTCGTCGGCACGGTGATCGCCGCGCTCAGCCTGGCCTGGAGCATTTACGAGAAATTCCGCGCGGCCAAAACGGCGGCGCAAAACCAACCGAAACCAAACTGACCGACCTATGCAACCCATCCGCTATATCCGCTACTTCACCGGACTTTGTTTCCTGCTCTGCGCGATCCTCACCATGTTACCTGCTTGCACTTCGGTGCCCACGGCCAACGAACTGGCCATCATCAAAACGGTTTCCGCGGAGGCGGCCTATGTCGGCGCCGCGGTTGACTTGAAAGACCATCCCGCGAACCGGCCCAAGTACGTCCTCGCGCTCGCGGCGCTCAATGAAATGATCGCGCACGACACCTACAGCGCGGCGAGTTTGCAGGCCGCCCTTTCGCAATTGCCCGCCCTCATCGGCGCCGACGGCGCGGTGCTTGACGCCGGGGCCACGCTCTACCTGCTGGTCAGCAACTTGTTCGTGGACTTGAACTCAGTCCCCCGCGTGCAAGCCGCCGCCATCGGCATCGCCAACGGCCTGGCCGATGCGCTCGCCCGACCCACCGGCACCGCCACGCGCGCCCTCGCGCCGGACCTGCCCAAGCAATGCACGGTCCCGGCCCGGTAATGCACCACGGAGGCACGGAGAACACTGAGAGCCCATGACGCGGCACTTGAAACTCGCCTGGTGTCCCAAGCATGGGGCGCGCTACGTGGCCGCCTGGTCCAGCACCTGCGGCTACACCAGCCACGAGCCCGCGGGCGTCGTCACCTGCCGCGAATACCTGCAGGCTCAAGCGCCGAAACCGGCTAGCACACCGCCGCCAGTTTCCCCGGATTTTCCCCACTTCGTGCCCTCCGTGTCTCCGTGTTGAAAATCCTCCCCATGTTCGCCCAACTCCAAAACGTCCCCGACACGCATCTCAAGAGCGAGCTGGTATTGCTCGGCGCAGCCCTGACCGGGCTGGGCATCATTGCCAGCATTGTCTTCGGCATCCTGCACGCGGTGCGCAGCCGCAATCCGCAGACCACCCGGATTCTCCCCTCGCCCATCACCGTCGAAGCCGCGCCCAGGCATCCCACCGATACGGAAGTTTCCGCGCGCCACTCGGCGATGGAGCAACGCATCTGCGCGTTGGAAGCCGGCATCCAGGATGTGCAGCGCGTGCAACGCGAGCAGATCGGCAACGTCCACCGGCGCATTGATGACATGCTCAGCGTCGTCTCGCGCCTCGGTGGCGTGATCGAAGGCGTGCAGGAAACCCTTCGCAGTCTCCACACGGATCTGATGTCCCTCCGTAAAAAGTGAAACGCAGCTCGCGCAGAGCCGCAGAGAACGCAGAGAAAACACCATGGATACCGAGGCAATCGACAGGCTGTTTCTGGAGTTGTCGCAATTCACCAAAGCGACGACTGGCAGAGAGCTTGCCCTGATCAATAGGATTGGCCAGGCCAGGTCGGCAGCGCTCAACCTGTGCTACTTGATCGAGGACTTACCTGCCTCGGAACAACAAACCAAGGTCAGTCTGCAGGCGTCAGCATTGGCTGCGTTTCTCAATGAGAGTTTGCCCGACTTCTCTGCGCCCTCTGCGCCTCTGCGCGCGACACCCCCATGAAACCTAAAGCCTTCCTTTTGATCGCCTTGAAACGGCACGGCGCCGGTCCGGTGGCGGAGTCCACGCTGCTGCTTGAACTCGGCCTGGCCTATCCCGAGAGCACGCGCACCGAACGCCGCGAGTGGCTCAGTGAGCTTGAGGAAGCCGGGCACGTCGCCGGCCGCAACGACGATTTACTGGGCCGCCAATGGACGCTTACCCCAGGCGGTCTGGCCAAGGCCCGCGAACTCGACAAGTGAACCAGCGCAAACAAAAGAGCCCGCTCGACGCCCACGCCGCCGACCTCAACGCCTGGCTCACCCCGGCGACGCAAGGCGGCGAAGGTATCCCCGCCACGGAAGCCGTGAAACGCCTGGCGGCAATGGGCGTGAAGTCCAGCGACAGCAGCATTTCGCGCTGGTGGAAAGCGACCGCGCCGGAGCGCATGATCGCGCGCATCACCAGCGGCAAGGAAGCCAGCGACCAGTTAGAAGCGCAGTTCAAAGACGGCGGCGCGCGCGTGGCCACGCTGATTGCCTGGCTCAAGAATCTCGTTGCCCAGCAAGCCGCGCACGGGGAAGCGCCGGACATTGACCAGATCGTCACCATGCTCCGGCCCGTGCTGGAATGGTCCAAGTTGGAAGAGCACCGGGCCGACCGCGCGCTCGACATGGAGAAATTTGCCGCGGCCATGAAGAGCAAAATCGAAATCGGCCTCGATGAGCTGGCGGAGAGTTTCCGGCAACACCCCGAGGCAATGGAGCTATACCGCCGTGCGCGCGAAATCGTCAAAGCCCAAACCAGCTAAGCCGGCGGCGCCAGCCCGCCGCCTGCTGTTTGATGAACTGTGCCCCGAACGGGACCGGGCGGTGGCGGCGGCTGTTCTCCGCGCTGCCGATTGCGAGGCCTCAGTCAAAGCGTTTGAAGCCAAGTTATCCCAAGACACCCGCGCCGTGGCCGCGCCGCGCGTGCGCACCTTTCGCGAGTTCCTGCTGAACCATGCCCGCGTGCCCATCGGCGGCGGCGAGTATGGCCCCTACACGTTCAACGGCCGCGAGGCGCTGGCGGAAATCGTCGAGACGCTCGACCGCGTGCTGGGCAGCGAATCCGGCAAGGAACCGCTGAAAGATTCCACGCTCGTCATTGCCGGCGGCGCGCAGTTTGGCAAAACCATCCTCGAACAAAACCTGGCGGCCTACCTGACCGCCTGTCGCTTCCTCAACGCGGGCGTCTATCTGCCCGACGACAAGCTCGCGGACAGCATCGTGGACGCGAAGTTTCGCCCCGACGTAATGGACCAGATCGGCTGGTTCGCGCAAATGACCCAAGTGGGCAAGGCCGTGAACAAGTCCGGGCGCGCGGTCAACACCAAGGGCGCCTTCCTCGTGACGGACGGGCAGCGCAGGGCCGTGGGCATGTTCCGCGGCCTGCAGCACGTGCCCACCAGCTTCTCGCTCGACGTGGTCGTACGCGACGAAGAAGACGACATCCCGCGCGACAAGGCCAAGTTTCTGAGTGGCCGTCTCACGGCCTCGCTGCTGCGGCTGCAAATCATCGTGGGCACCCAGCGCGTCCACGGCGCCGGGCAAAATCGGCAATGGGAACAAGGCAGCCAGGGCGTGATGCGCCTCTCGGTCAAGGCCGCGCGCTACGGCGACAAGGGCCTGACTCCCGAGGAGCATTGGCCCCAAGTCTGCCGCTGCGCCGTGCGCGGGATGCCGCGCAAAGATGACCCGCAGTTGACCTGGGAAGGGGATTTCAAGCGGCCCGGCAATCCGGCCACCGTGGCGGAATACACGCCCGACGGTCACTACTACCTCGCGCACCCGGACACCGGCGAAGAGTTGGATCGCGCCAAAGTGCGCTGGGAACATTTGCGCCCGGAACGCATTGCCTTGCGCCGCTGGTCGTGGCGCATCTCGCAGCTCGGCATCCCGGCCATTGACCTCGCGCAAATCGTCGCGCACTGGACGCGCGCCGTGGCCGATGGCGAGGAAATGATTTCCTTCTGCTGCGACCGCCTGGCCAGCCCGAAATCGGCAGCGCAGAGCCTCACGCCGCAGATCCTGCTCCGGGCGCAGACCACGAACCCCTACGAGTACGGCGGCACGGGCGGCACGATGATCCTGCCACCGCGCTATGCGGGGCTGGACATGGGCGACCGTTGCTGGTTGCTGGTGAATGAACTGTGTCCCGAGGGCAGCCGCGTGTTGGCCGCCGAAAAGATTTCTGCGGGCGATGTGGTGGCGCGCGTGGTGGCGCGGTGTCGGGCGCTCAATGTGTCCGCGCTGTTCGTGGACGAACGGCCCCTGGTGAATGAATCGCGCACGATTGCGATGATTCTGAACGGCCTGGGCGAACTCTCGCGCTGGCCGCGCGTGCCGGATTGGAACGCGGCGGATTGCTTTGTCTCGCTCCCCAACGGCCTGAGTTGGGATGGGCGCAACCGGCGCTGGCGCGGGCTCCGCGCGGCGGTGGTTCGCTTCACGCGCAACAAGCTCGGCGCCGGCGTGGGGCAGACGGCCGTGGAATTCGAGGAAGGCGGGCAGACCAAGTTCGTGCCGTGCATCGAAGCCAATCGTTTCGAGACGATTGACAACGCGGTGCGCGAGTTTCTAACGCCGGCGGAGAATGTGATCGAAGTCGTCAACGGCGCGGTGCGCAACACGCCCGCCTGCCTGCTGCCTACGCGCAAGCCCGGCTCGCCCGCGATTCTGGAAACGCTGGAAAGCCATTTGCTCGCGGGCAGTCAACGCGAGAAAGACGCGGCCACCGGCGAAGTCGGCGACTACCTCGACGGCATCGAAAACCATTTCTTGCTCGCCCGCGGCTATGGCCGGCTGGCGCAAAGCCTCTGCGGCGGCCAGGCCGGCAGTGGCAAAGCCTGGGCCATGACCATCCGCACCGGGGAGGATTACTGATGCCTACGAAACCTCCGCACCTGGTGCGCACCGCGCACGATTGGCCCAGCTACATCGTGCAAGGCAAACGCACGCTGGCCTGGGTCTGGGGCCGCCGCGGCGCCGCCTGGGCCGAGCGCATCCTCAAGCCCGCCGCCGCTCCGCGCTTGCGACTCACGCCCGCCCAGCGCCTCGCCCGGCAACGAGCGGCCTTCCCTTTCTCGCCGCCAACGGATGGCGCGCAGAGGCGCAGAGAGCGCAGAGGGAAAGCGGCAACGGAAATTGCCACGAAATCCTCTGCGTGCTCTGCGCCTCTGCGCGATTCTCCCCATACGACCCAACCATGAACCTCCTCCGCACCTTCGCCGCCAAACTCGCCAGCGCCACCGGCCTGCCCTTGACCGCCTGGGCGCGGCTGTCGCTTCACGCGGAGCCCCGCAGCGTGAGCGCCACGATTACCGCCAGCGGCATTCAGTCCGCGCTCCGCGCCGCGGAATCCGGCGACGTGAAGGCCCTGTTTGCGCTGTATCGCGACATCACGCTGGACAATCACGTTCAGGCCGAGCTGCAAAAGCGCAAGCTGGCGGTGATTTGCGAGCCGTGGCAACTCGTCCCGAATGACAAGGATGATCCCGCCGATGTGGCCGCGGCGGAGGCGTGCGACACCATGATCGAACGCTGCAAGAATTGGAGCGACGGCCTGGCGGCGCAGTTGGATTCCGTGGTCTGGCCGCTGGCGACGTGCGAGAAGATTTTCCGTCCCGGCACGGACGGCTTGCGGTATGAGCTGGAAAAGTTCGTCCCGGTGAACCCGGCCACGTACTGCTTCCGCCCCCCGGCCTCCGGCATCCGGCCTCTGGCATCCGGCCCTTTCGAGCCCGACCTCTGGTTCTTCGACGTTGACCCCACCACCGGCTACGTCTTGACCACCACCCAGCCCGCCGATCCCGAGCGGCACTGGGTTTACCGCGGGCACTTGATGGTCGGGCTGCGGGACAACTGGGGCGGCCCCATGCGCGGCCTGGTGTTTTGGTGGCTGCTGCGGAACAAGGGGCGCGACTGGTTTGCCCACCTCATCGAAACCTGGGGCAAGCCTTACCCCGCTGCGTTTGTCGAACCTGAGGACAAGGCCGGGATTGACATGCTGACCGCCGCCTTCGCGCCGGACAAGCGGATTCACGGGCTGATTGTTTCCACCTCGACGCGGTTGGAAATGCAGGAGATCGCCCTGAGCGGCAGCGCCGATGCGCACGAAAAGTTTGGCAACCTGTGCAACCGGGAAATCTCCCTGCTCATCGTCGGGCAGACGCTCAGCAGCCAGGCGCAACCGACCGGCCTGGGCAGCGGCACTGCGGATTTGCAGGGCCAGGTGCGCGGCGACTTGCGCGCGTGGGACCAGCTCAAGCTGGGTGAAAGTCTCCGGCAGAATGTCTTCGCCCAGTTCCTTCGCATCAATGGCCTGCCCGGCCGCCCGCCGCGCATCGTCTGGGGCGGCGTGGCACCGGAGAAGATTGCCGCCACCGCCGACACGCTGGTGAAGCTCAGCCAGGCCGGCTTGGAACCCACCGACGAGGCGCTGCCCGGCATCAGCGAAACGGTGGGCTTTGAATTGCAGCGGAAGGTGGCGGCGGTGGCCGGATACCAGATGCCGGATGCCGGGGGGCAGAAACCGGATGCCGGAAACCAGATGCCAGATGCCGGGAACCAGATGCCGGACCCCGAAGACTCCGCCGCCGAACCGGCCTCCGGCATCCGGCAACCGGAATCCGCCCCCGTCCCCCTCTCCGCCCCGGCATCCGGCATCCGGCCTCCGGCATCCGCTCCCGACCCCACCGCCCGCCTGGTGCGCACCCACGCCCCCGCCCTGGCCACCGCCTACCGCGGGGCGATGGCGCCCTTCCGCGCTGCGTTGCTCGAATCCACCAGCCGCGAGGATGCCCTGGGCCGCCTCCAAAACCTCTACGCCGACTGGCCGGCCGCCCGCCTGGCCGACGAGTTGGAGCGGGCCTTGCAACTGGCCGCCGCCAGCGGCGCCGCGGGAGGCATCCCGCACCCATGAAGCCCGAACGCCTAGGAAGCCCGTACAGCCATCGGGGCTGCCGGGGGGTGTCAACACCGCCCCCGGCCCTGAAAACGCGCCAAACGGGTTAAACGACCGGCAAATGAAGCTCCTAGCGAACTCGCCTGACTGATGCCTACCGCCGCCAGCTTCGCCACCCCCCACGAGGAGGCTATTTCCCTCCTCCGGGGCAAACCGGCGTTCACCCGCGCCGCGTTCGACAGCTTGCTCCCGGAACTGCGGGCGCGGGCGATCACGGTCAGCGGGATTGAATCGCTGCGCGTCATCGAACGGGTGCGCGACGAAATCGCCAGCCTCCCGGCGGGCGAGGACTGGAAAAAGGCCAAGGGCAACATCGCCGACTTACTGGCGCCGGACCTCGGCGACGATGCCGAAAAGCGGGCGGAGTTGCTCTTGCGCACCCACGGTTTCCAAGCCTACCAGGCCGCGGTCTGGGAAACTGGCCAGGCCGACCCGGACACGACGCACTGGCAATACCTCGCGACGGAGGACGATCACGTCCGGGACTCGCACCTGGCGCTGAACGGCATCGTGCTGCCGAAAGATGACCCGTTTTGGGATGAGCATTTCCCGCCCTGGGATTGGGGCTGCCGGTGTAGCGTGCGGCCCATGAATCCCGACCTGGTCGCAATGGAGAAGGCCGCGGATGCGTCCCGACCGCCGGAAGCGCAGAACGTCCTCGATGGCGCAGTGGCGCGGCGCATCAATGACGGGCAGGTGACGCGCGCGATCCCGGTGGACATCACGGACCCGACCGGCGCCCAGAAGCTCGCCCGGTCCTACGACGTGTCTGCGCCGTCGGGCAAGGGGGCCTTCCGCGCCACGCCGGGCAACTTGCACCTGGATTTAGCCACCCTAAAGGAACGGTATGCCGGCCCGGAATGGGCCGCGTTTGAACACTGGGCCAAGGCTACCGAGGTCGGGCCGGGCAAGACTGTGCTGGACTGGCTCAAGCAAACTGCGAACTGACATGGCCGGCTTCATTTCCCAAATCACCGGCGACACGCTTACGCCGTTCATTGGCCGCGTCCAGGCCAACGCGAAGAACCCCGCCGCCGTCTGGCGCGGCATGGGCAACACGTTGCTTGCCATCACGGTGGGGAATTTCAACAGCGTGGGCGCGCACTTGAGGCCCATCGCGTGGAAAGACAAGCGCGACGGCACGCCCAGCAACTTGCAACTGACCACGGCGCTGCGGCAATCTTGGCGGCTTAATGTCACGTCGAGCTATGCGATGGTCAGTTCGGATCGGAAGTATGCGGCGATCCACCAATTCGGCGGCACGCCGGAAATGAAGCGCAATCACGGGATGCCCGCGCGCCCCATGCTGCCCATCACGCCCGACGGCAAACTCACGCCCGCCGCGGAGCCGCTGGTGCTGGCCGCTGGGATGCGGGCCTTCCTGCTCCAAGCCGCGCCGTGGCCGTAAAGCGCGGGGCAAATAGGCGCGCGCAGAGGCGCAGAGCACGCAGAGCAGACTGAGGCGGGGTTCTTTTGCGCGCCCTCCTCTGCGCCCTCCGCGCCTCTGCGCGAACAACCCCAGCGGATGGCGTTTCCCGGTAACGTGCGACTCGGCGGGAGGCTGGTAGGCTTTCCGCGTGAACAGCAACTCTGTCTCGCTCCGCGTGATTCCCGGCCTGGCCTCTCCGGCCAAGGGCGCGGCAGAGTTGCCCGGTCGTATCAAGCTGCTGAACTGGGGTGTCAACCAGACCATCTACGGCGACATTTTGCTGGACGATGCGAGCGCCGCAGTCTTTGACGCGAACCAGCGCAAGATCGGGCGCGAACGGGTGGCGTTGGATTTCGAGCATAACACGGTTCCCGGCACGCCGGAGTTTGAACGCAGCCAGGAACCCCGGCCCATTGCTTCAATGGGCGCCCCCAAGATCGTCCGCGGCGACGGCCTCTATTTTGAGCAGGCCACTTGGACCAAGACCGGCGGCGACATGGCGGACAACTTCGAGGACTTGTCCCCCGCCGTGTTTCTCGACAATGGCCGCGTGATCGGCCTGCACTCTGCCGCGCTCACCAAAACCGGTGCGGTTTACGGTCTCACCCTCTTCTCCGCCAGCGACGAAATTACTTCGATGCTGCGCACCCTTTCCGCGGCCATGCCGGCAGCGGGTATCCAACCACACACAAAAATCATGCCCGAACCTACACCCGGCACGGCCCCGGAACTGGCCGCCCTCACCGCGCGACTCGAAACCATCGAAGCCACGCTCAAGCAGCTCGCGGAGCCGAATGCCCCGCAGCTCGTGCCGCTCTCCGCGCGCATCACCGACCTGGAAACCCAGCTCAAGACCAACTCCCTGACCGCCGACGAAAAAGAGCGCGCCGCCCTGCTGGCCGAAGCCAGTCGCGACGGCAAGGTGATCCCGCTCAGTGCCGACGGCCTCAAGCTGGTGCCCACCGCTGCGCTCAAAGAAATCGTCGCCAACCTCACCAAAGGCGCCGTGCCCCTGAGTGCGCGGCCCGGCCCCAACGGGATCGGCTCCCCGGCCACCCGGAGCGCGGAGCAGCAAGCCGCAGTCTCCGCTGTGCAAAAACGCGACGGCCTGGATTTCGAGACCGCCTTCAAACGCGCCGTCGCCGAAAAGCCCGCCCTGTTCGCCTGACCCTTTCACCGAAACCGCAACCCAAACTCATAGCTTTATGTCGAATCTCTACCGGCGTGCCAACGCCATCATTCCCCTCGCGCCCGCCGCGGATTATACCGCCAAGGTGGGCTATCTCGTCACCTTCGCCTCGGGCGTCGGCACCGTCACCGCCGCGGCGGCCACCTTCCCCACCGGCGTCATTTTGGAGCCGCC